TTATATCAAAAGGAGCTGACATCCATAATCTATCATTAACAAAAGACAAAGTTAAATCAAATAGTCTATTAGCATTTATTCTATTGGTATCAATAACTGGCTTTAAGCGGCTAAACAAATCTTGAATACCATTACGATTGTAGAATAACAATCCTGCTGGATAGTCAAAGAAGTATGCTCCACCGGCACCTTCAACTACATGTTGAGGATATTGAATGCCAACAGTTGTAGAAAGCTCTACAAGCTGAAATGAATCAACATCATAGCCCATAAGTAAATAAACTGCTTTAGGTTTAAATATTAGTAACTGTCCATCAACTATTGCAAGTCCACGAATACCTTCACCACCAGCAACAATGTCAATGTAGTCATCCTGAAACCAATTCTCTGGTGAGTTTTCATGTGACCAACGAATTCTATTAGGATGGTCAATTAAACTTGGTGTAGCATCATCGTTTAATTCTTTTGTATTAGCAACAAATAATTTATTGGCATGAGCTCTTACAAGTTCTGCGCGTGGCATATAACCACCAACTGGGTTTTGATATGGCTGCCATGTTGGACCAGATGCTAGTAAGGCTGTTGCGTATGTATTGGCATTATCCCATTTATACATTTGTGTTGCATCTTTGCCAAGAGCAATGTAAATTACATCAAGCCATTGTGTAACGCTTGCACCATTAGTTGACTTTACTGCAAGGTCGTTTCCAGCAGAATATTCTATAGTAGAAAAATTAGAACCAGATGATTGATAAACTTTACCATCTGTTGCATTTTCTTTTCCTGTGTTTAATATTATTCTTGGTGTTGAATTATCTTTGTAATTAAATAATCCTTTTGGATTCCAGTTACCACTAACTTGTGTAGCATGTTTTTTACTATAGCCGGCACGGCTAAAAACACCACCACGTGGGTCAACGTCAAGATTTAATATAAATGGTGATTCATTCTTTGCTAGCTGAAATTGGTCAGCACGAAAGTTTAAGCCACCAGTAAAATCTCTAACTTGGTCAAAAAGAATTTGGGCCATTTAGAATGCTACTCCAAGTGGGTTTGGACTACCTGGCAATACTGTCATACCCGTACCAAATGGTGCAAAATCATATGCTTGAAGTTGTAAACCACCCGACATAATAAGTTGTCTGTTGCTTGATGGTGCAGTTAATTGACCTTGAATAATTGCAGTGCCTCTTTCGAAGCTACGCATGTATTCATTGGCCATCTCTGGGTCTTCTTGGAATTGAAACACACGAGCCATAACATAATTAACTAATGGCAACTGCAATTGTGGCGAAATATCAATTGGGTCGCCTTCGTTTTGCATCCACGTTAATGATGGATTGCGAAAACCTCTGAGAGTAAAAGAATAATTATTATCAGGCTTTGGCCAAAGATTCACTTGGTCAGCCCATATTGAGAAATATGATGGAAGACCTTCTTGGTCAGAAGTTCCAACCCAGATTGATTCTGCTCTAGCTTGGTCAATGTAAATTAATGAATTGCCTTGATAATTTGTATCGGTATTTATTACAGCTGTTATTTGTGAAATGTCAGTAATAGCTTTTGTTGCACTACCAATTGGTGTTGGTTGGAGTTGAGTAAAACTTGTATATGACCTGTTGTTTGTTGTTACAGCAAATCCATAAGTTGTTTGGTAGTACGGCCAACGATTACTTAAAGCTACAACTTTTTGAAAACCTTCTTTAATAAAACCATTAACAAGGTCTGTTGAGATATCGTCATTTTCATCAAAGCCAATATCTAAGTCAGAAAGTTCGCCAACAAACGTGCGCATTTGCGCAAGCGTAAGGTTAGCATTAGAAAAGTTTATAGCCATTTTTTACTTCCTATTCTGGAGAAGTCTCTGTATTATTTTCTTCTTTTTCACCAAGTTTGTTTAATGCGTTCAAATGACCAATGCAATAGTCTGTGCCTTTTGCTTTTGGTGCCTTGCATTCTTCTTCTTTTTTATTCATTGCTTGGCATAAACCACGCTTATAATGTACGCCACCGTAAGCAATACCTGATGGTGGAGCAATCTCTACACCCGAGCCGTGATAAGCTAAACGACCGTTACCCACATGGCGAGTTCCTTCTACGGTTCCATATGGTTGTGTGCCAGCTAATCCCTGGCTTTGGCTTTGGAATTCTTTATTCATATTATTCTCCTTCGTTAAAAGTATCTTAATTGTAGAACATGCCACCAGAGGATATTAACCCCTGGTGGCATGAAACTAGTTTGCAAAATTATTGGTTGTCGCCAACAAAAATGCGCTTCCAGTTCAAGGTGGAGATTCCGCCCTTTGCTATGATGGTAGATGCGTTTTCTGCAATTGCGCTAACTCCAATGAAGCCATCTGCTGATGGGGTAATTACACCATGCAGAAATGCTTGGTTCAAACCAGTTGCAAGTGCAACCGAAGCTGAACCATGGTCTGGAGTGTCAATTGCTACGCAAGCTGTACGAACAACAGTTGTTGCATCGGTGTTATATTCCGAAACAAAAGCAATTGCTGTTGGTGCTGCAGATGCAGTTACTGAGAAGGCTGCGCCATCTGTTGCTGCGGCTGCTGAGTAAGCAATACGAGCATCAAACTCGTATGTTTCTCCAGCTTTTCCGTAGAAACCAAAGTCACCTGAATCAAGTGCTGCGTATGAAACGCCGACCGTTACGTCAGCTGCGAGAACGTTTGTGCGTTCTACGATGAATTTATTATTTGTTGCCATAGTTGTATGTCTCCTTGCCTTTCGGCAGATACCTAACTAATGTTTTTATTAATTAGAATTTGTTTGTTTGTTTTTTATAAATAGCCGGCACTGGGAGAGTTGCCCGAAGGATGACAACCTTTAAGCTCCCAGTACCAACTACATCTTTAGCTATTACGCGTAGCTAGCGTCTGCTGTCAAGTAACCCTGACGTTGACGGTTGCTGCAGGTCAACTGACCATAGGCTAACACGAGGGCATAACGGGCGTCTACGCCAGCTACAGTGCCGTTCATGAAGTCTGTGGTGGTGAACCAGTAACCATTCAAGCCGGTGAGCTTGAGGTACTTCGTATTAAGGAAGTACATCGGCGCATCGGATGTGTCAACTGCCAATTCAAGGTCAAACACTATTGGTGTCTGCTTGAACATCAAGTTCTGGAAACCAGCATTTGCCTTAGCAACGTCTTGGTAACGAACGTTGTTGGTCAACAGTGACTCATACTTCTCGAACAAGCTGGTGTTCGTGACGATAAGGTCAGGAACATCAGAGCCCTTTGAAGCACGGTTGTATACGTCAGCCATGTTCTGAAGTGCAAGTGTTGCACCCATTGTGGTTCCCTGTGTTGGGTTCCACCATGTATTGGTGTTAGCATCAATGCCACCGACTGTGTTGTTCTGGGTAGCAACTATGTTACCAAGACCATTGAAGTCGCTTCCAGCTGCTGCTGAACCATAAAGCTGCTCGTTAAGAGTTGTCTTAAGCGACATTTCAGCTTGCATGATTTTAGCATTCAACAGTTTGATGATTGCCTCGGTGCCACGGTTCTTTGCTTCTTCAATACCGCTGATTGCGATAGAAGCAGCCATCTGCTTCCAATCGTACTCTGCAGCTGAAATGCCTTCCTGTGGGGTAAGGTCAATTGCATCGTAGCCACTGTATGTTGCAACAGTATCGTTAACTGCGTACATCAATGGTTCTATGATTTGGGTGCCGCCCTCTTCAACACGGACACGTCCGCGCTCATTAAGGTGGTTAAGAAGGACAAGGTCCTTGAAAATGTTATCAACCAGCGTTGGCTGGTAGTTTTGCAACGTAGTTGATAACAGTGAATTAAAGTCGGGATTACCGGCCATGTTAATATCTCCTGTTTGTTGTTGTTTGGTTAATAATTTAACGTCTTCTTAGCCTGTTCAAAGGCTTCAAAGACTGACGTTGGTTTAGCAGCTTTTGGTGCGGCTGAATTTTTGTTGGCAGAGCCACCAGAAACCACTGATGCTGAACGTTTTGCCTCAACTCTAGATTGTTCTT